ATGTAACATTTGCACTGCCGTCAAAACTGGACCCGCCGATGGTTCGGGGGGTGGCCAGAGCCGTGGCGGTGCCTGCGTTGCCCGTAATCGTGGTTTGATCTCCGGTGTTCGTGCCGCTGCTTGTGCCTGAAAATGTTCCGCTCTGCGTGGCGAGCGTGCCGAGGCCGAGCGTGGTGCGAGCGGCAGAAGCATCTGCATCATCAATTAATGTGAGTCCATACCCCGAAACTGCGCTGGACGCCAACCTTGAGGTGGAGTCTACGGCGTTGACGGTGATGTTCGCGCTTCCGTTGAATGATACTCCGTTGATCGTGCGAGCGGTTAGCAGGGTGGCCGCCGTGGTGGCCGCGCCAGAGGTCGCAACCGTGTTGTCGCCGGTGTTCGTGCCGCTTAGGTTGGAACCTGTGATCGTTCCACCGGCATTCATTGAACCTGCCACGCCTACGCCGCCCGCTACAGTCAGGGCTCCGGTGGTCGTGTTGGTGGATGGGGTGGCGTTGCTGATCGTTGTCACGCCGGAGAACGCGGTGGCCTGCGTAATAGTGCTCGGGAGCGAGACCGTAGGAGTGGCTCCGCCCCCGCCCACGACCGTGATCTGTCCCGCGGTGCCGGTGACAACAGTTGAGCCTGAGCCCGAAAATTGAACGAACGTGATCGCCGTCACGTCAATCGTGCCCCCATCGGGGGACGAACAAACCCAACCCGTAGTAGACAACGTCGTTCCGCCCTCGACGAAAACGAACGCGTTCGGGACTTCCGACCAAGTATCCAAATCCCCCGCACGGGCCCATGCCCCCGCCGAGGCAACGTAAATTCCATTCTCCTCGTCCGCCGTTTGGCTCTTCACGAGCACGCGGTTTGTGGCTACAACGGAAACTCCGTCGACGGTCTGTGCTCCGCTCAACGAGATGTTTGCCGTCGTGGCCGCGACTACGCTCGGCTTGGAGTCGAGCCCGATGACGTTTACCTGTGGATTTGTGAGTGGCATGGTATTAAGCCTCCTTGCAGGTAAAGGTTTTTCCGCCGGTAGCACAGATCACGTTGATCGACCCGAAGGGGGCCACGAGAGGCTCATACGCCCCGCCGTTTGCAAAGATTTTGACGCTAGGCTGTCCAGCTACGGCAGCTGTGCCAAAATTGATCCACATATCAGTGTCTGAGTGGTTCTGAAAAACGAGATAACGACGGGTGTTGAGGGCCGCAGAAACGACCTGACTCGTTCCGCCAACGGCGATCGTGCCAGATTTGTCGATGAAGGCCGCGCCGAGCAGTTCGGCCACGCGCACGAGGATGGATTTGGTGCCCGCGAAGAGCGCGTTGAACCAATTTAGAATCTTCCGCAACAGGTCGTTGTCGGAGTCACGCGTGCGGTAGTCGAAAGGGCCATTTGGGTCAGCCATGGTAGTGAAAAAATAATTGTCTTTGGAGTTTGCCCGCGTTGTGCCAGCCGACCCCCCCGTCGCTCAGAGTATACGACAACAAAAAGGGCCGTAGGGGTAAAACCCGTACGGCCCTTTGAAACTGTCAGACTACCTTACAAGCCGAGGCTGGTAACGGGGCAGGCCGAGACGCTCAACGACAAGCAACGCTTGTAGAGGATCGGGGTGACCGCCGACGGACGCACGGGCTGATATGCCCGCGTGATCTCATACTTGTGCCAGCCGAAGTCGCCATACATGTTTTCACAGTTGTCGAGCTCGTAGTGCCATTGCAGCTCGCCCATGACCAGCTGGGGAGCGAACTTGAACGACCCTTCGCCAACGTAACGCTCAGGGACGAGACGCTTGAAGGAACCGGCTCCGATGAGGAAGCCCACCTCGAAAGCGGCCCCAACCCAAGCTGGGTTGACGCGAGCGGCGGTGCCGTTCGTGGTGGCCACTCCAACGAACGGCTCCACGAAGATCGGCTGACCGCTGATGTCCAGACCAGAGGCACGGAGAGGGCGCTGGTCGATACCGAAGCTGATGCCGCGATAATTACCAAACGTTTCCCAGCTGTAAGAGGTGAGGGCACGCTCGCCGTTCTTGAACGAGCCGGTCGTCAGAGCGATGAGAGTTTCCTTGACGCCGAGTTCCTCACGGAACGCCTCGATGATGTCCACCGAACCGATGAACTTGTAGTGGGCACCGTTGGTGCCGTCCTCGAACATTTCGTCGAGGATGGTGTCCTTCTTGTAGCGGGCCACGGCGTGGAGCGCGTTAAAGGAGAGCTGTCCGATGTCGGCCTCGGGGAGGTTCTTGTAAGGAACGTCGATCTGAGATTCGCCACCGTTGAAGCCGCCAGAGAGGCCGTAAATGGTCGACAAACCGGCCACGTATTTGGTGCCCGAGCGGTCGTGGAGCGTCGCACGAACGTCAACGTTCATGTATTGCACCATCAGCTTCTTGAGCGAATCCTCGGCCATGCCGTAGGAGCCCTTGTAGGCCGCGAAACCGTTCTTCACGCACACCTTTGGACCGATGCCGCGCTTGGAGCCGAGCGAATAGGTGTATTCGGTCGTGGCGACGTCGTCCTGCGAGTCCACCGGTCCGCACAGCGTGGCCGTGGTGACGAAGGTAGGACGCACGAGGGAGTCGGCCGGGAGGGCCTGCTCTTGGACAACTGAACGAACGGTGTCAGAGACACCGGAAGGGAAGACGCCTCCTTCGAGGACGTTTACCCATGGGGAATTGTAGGCCAGAGCCTTAGCAATTTGACCGAGAACGCGGTTAGTGTCCTTGGTAGCGAGTGCGCGGGCCGCGATGGGTCCGAAACAAACTGAAGTAGCCATAATGAGAGCCCTAGAAAATTATTCTCGTCGTGCTTGGGCACGGCAACGTCGAGCGGGAAAAGGCGAGCACAGAATATGCCCGTCAACACACTTTCCTTTGCCAGACCAGCGGCTCGGACGATCGTTAGGGTCGATGGAAGCGTGAGCGGTGCAACCAATTTATGCTCGTCACAGTATACGTCGAACGTATCTCGGCGGCAACTACACTTTGCCCAACCCGTGTTTTTCCCGCACCAACCGACGTCCCGAATCGTCCTTGATCCCGTGGACGAAGGCGAGCGGTTCCCGGGGCGGGAACAATTGCTCCATTTTCACGTCCACGTGCCGATAAAAATTGGCCATCTGGGAACTCTTCCACCAGTGGGGACGAAATTTCTCGGCGAGATAAACGTCCCAGCCCATCTGCGGAGCCGAGCCTTCCAAGCCCGCCACTTTCAGGCACAGCGTCGGGTGAAAAACGAGGTTGCCGTTGACGTGCCCGTTGATCCCCCACTCTTTTTGCCACGCGCCCATCACGAGCTTGTTTTGAGCGAGCGCTTGCTTCCATTCGGCGTCGATGAGGTCGAGCCAATCGCGCTTCAGGGGAACGATGTCGCTCTCGATGAGCCACACCGCGTCCGTTTTCCACTCACGCTCGCGGTGTTTTTCGGCCGCCAACATCAAGATGTCACACGCAAGCCCGTTGCAGCCCGCGGGCCATCCCACTTCGCGCCGTCGACCCTTGTGGGGCTTCATCACATTAAATTTCTCGGAGACGTGGCGGACCGTCTCGGGGTCGGGCAGCTGGGCGTCGAAGCGATACGCAAAAAGAAACTGATGCCTGTCCTGCTTCTGGAGCTCCATGTCCGCGATGAGGCGCGACGTCTCCATGGCCCGATCGCGGTCGCCGTCCCAATACTGCATGCACAAAATCATCGGGTGTTGAAGGGCCCGAAGCACGTCTGGCCGATGTGGCCACACACCACCGACAAATCAACATAAGATTGGTGTCCCGCCTGTCCTGCGCGGATGCCAAACGTCTGATCTTCGCCCTGTTGGGTGCGCGAGTTCTGGAAATCGAGGGCCTTCGTCTCTGCTAATTGAGCGTGAGTGTCGTTGAGCAGCTTCTCCACTTGAGAGAGGTCGAGCTTTCCTTCCCTCACTTGCTCATATGCCACTCGAATCGTGTCGGAGAGGTTCGCGATGCGCGTCACGGCGGCGTCGTTGGCGTTTGTGAAGTAATGCCAGCTTTCGGTGGGGTGTTGGGGGGCCAGATTGGGAAATTTTGCCCTCACGTCCAAGTACACCTGACGGTTGACGAGCAACGCACCGGTGGCCGTCCATCGAACCGCCCGAAGCTCGTCACGGGGCGCGTCGTGGGCCCGTTTGTTCTCGGCGAGTCCGTCCGGGGTGCCCATCATGGCCTCGTAATACATCGCCTTCCCGCCCGCGCTTCGCCCAAAATAGAGAGCCCCCACGAGCGATTTGTTGTGGGAGAGGAGGGAATTCAAAATGTGCTTGCCTGCGTATTTCTCGGGAAAATTGAAGCCCGTGAAGTGGTTGAACCACCCCGCGTTGCCGAAAGGGAACACCATGTCGTCGTCGGTCCAAAATGACCACTCAACGCCCGTCTCCAAAAATTGATCTGCGAGCACGTTACGGGCGTGATGAATAAAGGCGTCGTTGTGACGCATCAAGGCCCCCATCGTGCCTCGGTCGAGCAGCCCAAGGATTGAAAAGTGCGTCACGGGATGAACGGCCTTGTAGAAAGGCTGCAAAATTACAACCTTTCGGCCCTCCCAATCGGCGGACTTGGTGGGCCCGTTCGAGGGTCGCTCGAACACCTTTTCGATGGCCGCAATGGACGGGGTTTTTGACCCGTTGCGCCACTGCTGCACGAGGAGCTTGGACACGCCGAAGAACTCGGTGGCCGCTTGATCTCCCAGCTCGACCACCTTCAACTTGACGACGTTCGTGAGGTAGCTCATCGGTTCTGCATCTTCTCCCACTCCGCGTCCATCGCGCTCTCGGCGTTGGTGTTGAAGATGTCCATCTTAGGGCCCCCGTCGGAGGCGCCCTGCGCTCGGGCGGTGCGAGAGAATTTGCCCGCCTTGCGAATGTCGGCGAGCTCCTGCTCGAGGGTTTCCACTCGGGTCGTGGCTTCCTTCAGTTGCCGTTGGTAGCGGGGAGCCAAGACGCCCGTGAGGGCGAGAATGCTGCGCATACGGGAGCTGTCGTTGGAGAGAAACCCGAGCAACATGCTCTGGGATTCCCCGGCTTCCTTGTTGTGGGCTTCGAGATCGGCCCGTTCCTTCGGGGACGCCCCGTCGGGGATGTCCTGTTGGGTGAGAAACGGGAGTTGCGGGAGCAGCGGCTTCAGGGTAGAGATGGCCTCCGCAACAAATTGTTCCTTCGTTCGCTTCGGGGCGTCGGCTCGTTCGGCGTTCAGCTTTACGGCGTTCGCTTTCACCTCGGCGAGCGCGGCCTTCCGGTCCATGTCAACGTTTTCGTTGTCAGCGATGCGACCGTTCACGAGCATCTTGTCTCGAGCGGGGAGCTTGTCGGCCCACCGTGAAATTTGTTCAACTTGCTCGTCGTAGGGCAACTTTTTCACCTGCTCGATGAGCGCGTCGCGGAGACCGTTCTTTTTGAGGGCCTCGAAGATGGTGGCGTTATTGACGTCGAGTCGGGAGCTGAATTTTTGCTGGAACTCGGGGTCCTGCTCCGCGGCGTAGGTGGCCCGGAACTCGCGGAGCTGCTTGAGCTCGGCCTCCACTTCGGGGGCGACCGTTTTCTTGGACACCTCGTCGAGTTTGATCTTCAGGTGATCCGCTTCTTTGCGGGCCACTGCCGTCTCGTCTTTGGCGGTCTGCTCGCGTTCCTTGGCGAGGCGCTTCAGTTTCTCTACGGTCGTTTTCGTCTTCTCGCTGGCGTCGGAGCGCAGCTTGATGTTCTCGTACGGGTCGACGTCGTCGGCCTTTGGCGCGGGCGGGTCCTTTTTGGCGGGCGGCGTCTCGCTGCCCGACTTGAAAAGTTCGGCGAGAATGTCGTCCCCCTCTTCGGCCGCTTTGCGCGGCTCGGTGGCGACAACCTCCTTCGTCACGGCGGGCGTCAGATCGTCGACCTCGTCCACTTCAAGGGGATTCTCGTCGGGTATCTCCGAGGCGATCTCCGAATTGGGCGCGTCGGCGTCGACCTTGCGGTCTCGGTCGGGGGTGTTGTCGTCGCGGGACGGCTCTCGGCCCATCTCTTTCAGGAACATCTCGTCCATCGACGAGCCCGCGTCGGGCACATCGTCGGGGGGCATCACAATGCCGGTGCGGTTGGCAACGCCCGCCTCGGAAGTGGGGGAGCGGAAACTTTCAGGTTGTAGTGGATCGGCCATAATTACTTGGGGGGAATGGTGAGAGATAAGAGTTCTTGGAAGGCCCTCTCGTAGCCCGCCAACTGTTCGGATTCGGCCGCACGACGTGCGGGGTCAATAGTGGCCGCGGGGCCAGAGGGCAGGGGGGACACGGTGGGCCTGCGATAAAACACCGTCCGAAGAAATAATTGTCCGGTGGGGGTGTTAAAAAACTGTCGAAGCGTGGCCGCTTGATCGGCCGTCCAAATTGGTTCGTCGGTGCTGATCTGAAACATGGTGTCTAATTAAAAAAAGGCTGGTGTGGGGCATCGGATTCCCACGGTGAGTCTGTTCATTTTCTAAACGGCCGGAGCCGGAGCTGGTGCTGTGGGCGGAGCCTGCTGGCCTTGTGGGGCCTCCTGCTGGCCTTGTGGGGCCTCCTGCTGGCCTTGTGGGGCCGCCTGCTGTGCCTGCTGTGCCTGCTGGCCTTGTGGGGCCGCCTGCTGTGCCTGCTGTGCCTGCTGGGCGATGATGGCCTGTAAATTGCCGAGCTCGCTGGCCGCCATCCGCAACTGGCGGAGGTCTTCTGCGAACGCGGCCTTGTCGGCACCGGCGGCCACGGCGGCCGAGATGTGCGCCTCCCAATGGATAAGGAGCTGCTCAAAAGCCTTCATGATGCCCGGGTTTCCCTCGGAGAGTTTTTGACCGATGTTGACGATCGGCACCTTCACGGCCTCGATGTGGAGACCGTGGTTGTCCCGCGGGGACACCTCGACGGGGTCGCCCATCGACAACAAAATGTTTTCTAAGTTCTGCTGCCGCGTCTGCTCGGCGACGACGGTGGGGTCGGGAATAGGTAGCATGACGTCTTCCGCAAATTCGGCGTTGACGCGGGCCGAGGTGGCGGCCTTTTGGAGCTTCTCTTGATCAAATAAAGGGTCCTGACGTTTCTCAGCGGCGAACAGCACGATTTGCTGTGCTTTCGCGTCCGTCCAGTCGTCAACGGTGCGCAAAGCTGGTTGATTGGCGATGAGCTCGAGCTCCTCTTCGGACATGTAGTTGAGCAGATACGCACGGGCCCCCTCGGCGTCCTCGTCGTCGGTGTCTTTGGACACGATGCGCTTCTGACAAGTGTCAACGAGCTTGCCGACCTGCATTAAAAATCGTTCGAGGATGGCGTCGCGCTTTTCCTCTTGGCGGGCCGCGAACAGGTTCACCTCCGATGCCGTGGTGCGCTCATTCCCGAACTCCTTGGGGGTGACACCGCCCGCAATCTGGTCCATGAAGGCCACGAGCTGCTGATCGAGCTTCAGGAACGCCTCGACGTTCGGGTTGGCGTTCTTCTGTTCTGAGATTGTGTAATTGGCGGGGATGAGGACGGCCATGCCTTGGACGGCGAGCGCAAATCGGTTCAGCTGCTTGGCGTCGCCCTGAATCATGATCTTGCCGGAAAGCTGGAGACGATCGACTACCTCGTTGCGAGCGCGGTCAACGGCCCCGGCGAGTTCGTAGAGCTCGCGGCCGATGCCTTTTGAGCCCATCAACTTTCCGTTCGCCTGCTGAAACGAAAACAACGACAGGACATATTTCAACCCCTTCGCGGAGTCAAATTGGTCGAGCTTCTCGAAGAGTATTTTCTTGGCGCGGCCGTCGACAACGTAGTGCGACACTTTGCCATCATATTCGGGCACGTAGATGTGATACACCTCGATGGTTTTGGAACCCGAGAGCAACGAAAGCGACACGCTCGATTCCCGAATTGCGTCCTCGTAGACGCGGAAGTCTGTGTAGGGGGACGAATGGCCTCCGCCGGTGACGGAGCGGGGGGCAGCGGCGTTGAGAGCCCCGACCGTGTTCTCGATGTCCCAGCCCGCAGTCTCCGCGGCGTCTCGGTTCTCGATGTAGGACGCCAACTCGTGGATCATCAGGTATTGCTTACCTACCCAAAGCTGACAACCGTTGACGTTCTGCTTGGTGCCGTCGGGAACGAAAAACTCGTCCTGTCGGAAGTGCGTTGGCCGCCACGAATACTCGTCGAGGTGCCCGACGGACGTGAACCCGAAGAGCGCGTTCTCCATCGACACCTCGTTCAGAAAATCCACCCACCCGTCCCAACCTCGGATCACTTCCGTAACCTTTCGGCGAAACATTTCGCTCTTCTCTTTACCGCCCGGGTGATTCTCGGGGAGCGAGGAGCTTGTCAAATACCGGGCCGTCTGAACGGCCTTCGTCAGCCTCGGCGACACCTTGTCGATGGCCGTGGAGAGGGGCTTCGTTGAGAAATTGGAACGCCAATCTTGACCCTCCTCCTTCAGCTCGGCCTGCTCATACGGCCGCTCGGCGTTATATTTCGCCATGATCCGACCGTTCTTCTCGTTCTGGTCCCGTCGAGCCTCCTCGAGGGTCGAAATAATCTGAAAAATGTGCTCTACGTTCGAGATGGCACGACGCTTCGGCCTCAACGTTTTAACGTTAAGCTCTGGCGCGTTGATGGTGCCCCCCGCAACGCCATCCGAGGCTGGCGGAATCAGTGCGTTGCTGGAGGAGACGTCTGGGTATGCTTGGTCAGCCATTATTTATAGAGGGCGAGGAGAGTATACGTCACTCCGTGACGGGTGGCGTGTCTAACGCAACTTGTGCGGCAGCTTCAGGTGCCGCTTCGGGGGCAGCTTCGGGGGCCGGAGAGCTAAGGGCCGACACCCACGCCCGGATGTTCTGTTCCAACGCCCCGACGGTGGAGCTGTTCATGATGATGACGTTGGCATCTTCCTTCGTCAGCTCGGTGTTGTCGGCCACCGTGGGGTGCCCGGGACGTTCCACCCAAGCGACGAGCGTGGGAATGCCGAGCCACAGCATGCGGTCGCGCACCTCGGACAGCTCCAACCGGCGGCGGACGCCGTCGATGGCCCGATGCCCGGTGAGGAAGAGGACGCGCACCAACGTCGACGGGGTGCGATAGTAGAGGGGCTCCTTCTCGGGGCGCGAATCGACCAACGTCAGCGTCCCGATGTCGCCGCACATAAAATTCCCGAACTCGATGAGCTTGGGGCGGAACGTTTCCTTGTCGATGGCCCGGAGTTCTTCCTCGGGCGCGTCGAGGTGCTTGGCCATGATGCCATAGATGGCGTCAGAGCAAGAGGCCCCGCGGAGGCCGGTGAGGTTCGAAAATATCTTCCGAGCTTCAGTTTTCCCGTGATGGGGAGGACCGATGAAAATAATCATCGGGGTCTGTGGCTTTACCATTTCTTGAGTGGGCATGATTCTGATGTGAGTAGGGTTTTAGTTGAGACGAAACAGGTGCATTCCAGACACTGGTCGCTATCTTGAACGTAGCGATGACATGCGTGGCAGATGGTGGTGCGGTGGAGGTCTTCCTCGGCGGAGACGAACGTCGGTGCGCCCTTGAAGAAGGTGCGGACGACGCGGCCGAGGGCCTTGAACGCGTTCGGGAGAGTGCGGCGGGTGAAGATCATTGTGTTTTTCGAATGGTGGCGTGGCGGACGCGATCGGCGTCCCACTCCACGATGGAATAACGGCGCAGCCAGAGGTGAGTTTTTGTCACCAACCAAGCGGCCGCCTCGGCGACGTCGATTTCCCGTTCCGCGGTGGAGAGCGTGAACGGGGTGGCGGGCATATTGTTCACGTTGAGTTCGCTGTGCTTCATGCTTGTTTCCTCCAGCAAAAAGGGGGGATCGTGCGGGCCTGCTCGGTGGTCATGGTCGGGGGAGCTTTGATCCACACGGCCGTGGCGTTTTCCTGCTCGAGGACGTTGCACGCCCGCAGCGAGGGTTCTCCGGCCGCTCTTCGTCCGGCTCGGTAGGTGTATCCGATCTGTTTGGTCGACGCGACGCACGAACTACACCCCATCCGCCACTCGACGTTCTGGGGGCACTGCCGACAAACAGCGGAGCGGCGATCGGCCTCCCCTTGGCTCACAAAATTATCGGCCACGGCCGTCGTCCGTGCGGAGCGGTAGAGGTTGGCCATCCACTGCGTCACCCGCGACGCCAACGGCACCGTGCCCTCGCCCGTCGAAAGAGTGGGGTGGGGCGCGTCGCTACAAAAATGAGGCCACCGCGTGCACACCGTGTCGAACACGTCCTTGAGCGGATTGCCGACCGGAATCTTGTTGGCGAGCCGATATTTCAGGAGCTCATCGGCCAGAGCTTGGTAGCTGTGGCTTTCGATGCGGGTGCCCTGCTCAACGTAGTGAAACCCGCCCGGGGGGACGATGTTCTCTTTGGGGACCGACATGCTACGTGCGTTTCCTACCTTCTTGGTTCCCCTCACGAGGACGCTCGATTTCAATGCCGTCCGATATGGTGGTGATCACCGCTGGGTCTTCCCATGGAACAATTTCAGCTCTCCGGTCCGTTCCACAAAGCACTGCCGATTCAACGCCGCACTGAATGAACGTGAGTAACGCCCCGTAATCATACACCTCTCGCCGCGCCGCTACCGAATCGTCTGCCTCGAAATGGCACCGAAAAACTGCTGAAAAAGGCGGAGGGGAATGCCCTCCCTCCAGTTGGGGAAGGGTTGCCCCGGCTCGAATCCCGTGGTCTTGGGTGGATGGGGGACAAGAGGTGTCCACCTCGACGATGAATTTTGCTTTCACGGGGTTAGAGCCTACGGCGTAGCACGTGCGGGAGGTGCTTCCGCCCCTTGGCGTCGACGGTGAAATTCACCCGCCGGTCGTTGATGAAAACGTAAAGGCGCGTGCTGGTTCCCGGCACCGCGAGCATCTCCGCCGACACGTCGATGGTGCGGCGCAGAGAATATCTCGGGTTGAGAAGTTCGGGGAGGGTGCGATATGGCGGACGCCCAAACGAGCGAACGAGGTCGCCGAGGCGGAGGACGATGGAGTGGGCGTTCATGAAAGGGCTCCTGCGGGGGAGACGCTGCCGCCGTCGAGCGTGTATTCATACTCGGAGGCCAGCCGTGCGTAGCTGATAAAATCTATCGGCTGGGGAAGCTCCGCCGCCCGCCAATCGAGGTATATCCCGTGTTGCGTGAGCGCCACAATCGTTCCCCACTGGGCGGGGGCCCCGAGGGAACGGAGGCTACCTTTAACCGGGGCCGTGCGATAGTTCCATGGCGTCACCGCGACCTCTGGCTTGATGCGGTAGTCAAAGTCGGTCCAATTCCAATCGGGACGGTGGGAGTGCGTCCATGTGCGCTCACGTCCCACGCCGGACACTGCCGACAACCTCATCTGAATGGGCTTCTTGTTAATGTGCGCCGTCATTACCTCAATTTTTTCTTCGGTGTTCATAGCGGAACGTTAACATGGGCGTTAACAACTCGAAAGAAACTCTTTCATAATCGCTCGATTTATTTTCAGCTCCCGCTTGATGGTGTCGGGTTGCAGGGTGGACGGCCAGACCGTGGCGTGAAAGTGCTCGGGGAGGCCGCTCGGCGTGAAAACATTTTGGGTGAACGGCTTCAACATGTCGACGCGGCTGTCATACCCGATCGCCACCGCGGGCGTGCCGTTCATGGCCGCCCGCATCGCCCCGTGGAGACGGTTGCCGATGAAAAATCGGCTCTCCGAATAGAGCTTCAGATAGTGCTCGGCGGTGGCGGGAAAATGAATTTCGTTATCGCTCCACCAACGGCGGGCCAACCGCCACTCCTCCGCGTCGTGGGCCACAAATTCAAAACCACGCGAGCGCAGCTCCTGCGCCAACGATGGAAGCCGCTCGCGCCACACCGCGGCCTCGCCCGGATTGAAGTGCGCGTCGTGGGCCCCGTGCGGCATCAGGTTGCACAGCCTGCGATGTGGCGCGAGCGTCTCCGGGGCCACCGCAAACGCGGCCGGACAGATTGATTCTTGGATGCCCGGGTGTCCGGTGGGCTGTCGGCTCGTCACCTTCCACGCTCTGGCCACCGTTTCGTCCATCGCGGCTTGGAATTCTTCGGGGTCGTGAAGACCGCCCAGCCCCACCACCGGACCGGCCCCGAGCACCAGAAAATCGTTCTTTCGATCCGACACCCAGCCCCGGATGAGCTCCCCCCACCAGCCGATGCTCTGGCTCGTGGAGACAGAGTTATTCCACCACAAAGGCATCCCGCACACTATCACCTTATCGAAAGGCTGTGGCGTCATAATTTCCTTCTCGTTCTCTTTTGAGATGCGCACTAATTTGACGTTCGCTGTTCGCGAATCGCGAATGAGTCGCTCGACGCCCAATCGAATAAATTGGTCGCCGGGGTTGTCCATGCCGCCCGTGGCGATGAGCAAAATTTTCATCCTCGGTATTTTTGTGGACCTTTCCAGTCGTTCCAGTCGCCGCCGTATCGTGCCAACCAAAGATGGGCGAGCCTGCGGTTGTGCTCGTTGCCGGGGAGCCGACGGTTGCTCTCCCAGAGAGGTGGGTGTTTCTCGTGCCAGATGGCTCGGTGGAGCTCCCCGCCGTTGGTGCTCTTGATGAGATTTCTCATGATCATGTCCCACGCCTCGCGGCCGAGCACCATGTCAGGAAATTTAGCTTGATGGGCGTTCCACCAATTCACCGTGAACGCGAACAAATCGCTCCCCGCATACCAACGAGCCCCCGAGAGGTCGTGCTCGGAGGTGGGGACGCCCCGTGGCGCGAAAAAGTCCCAGCGGTGGGCAAAGGCAGCACCTTTCCGCGGCACCTCGTCGAGAATGGCCCCGGTGAGCCCGGGCGTGAATCCAATGTCGAAGTTACACAGGACGACAATGTCCTCCCCGTTGTCGGCCGAATTGACGGCCCCCTCGATGAGATCGCGCACGAACGGCACGGGCCTGTCGCCGATAGAGGTGGCGTCCCGGGTGGGCTCGAAAATGATGGGCACCCAACGGCCGTTCTTGCGCTCGAGGTTTCTCCCCGCTTCCGCTCTTGCGAGGCGGGCCACTTCGGGCGGGCTCACCGCGGGCACCCCCGAGGTGACGTGGAGCAGCGTCGGGATGGCGGGAAGCGAAACGGCCCGCGCCACCTTCTCGACATCTTTCAGGGCATCAGAATAAAGCACACGAGCGATGTGGTTGGAGCGCCACGCGGACCGATGCCAAGGCGAAGGGCCGTCGGTGATGAGCGCGGCGACGGCGAGGTTGGGCACCGCGTTCGCGAGGTGGAGCGGGAAGCTGTCCGTGGCGACGAGGCCGTCCGCTTCCTCGTAGAGCGCGAGGAGGTCGTAGGGCATCTCGGCCTTCACGTCGGAAATGTCCACGACGTCATATTCGGGGAGGAGGGCGATGAGCTTGTCGAGCATCTCCCGTGCGTGGGGGAAGGGTGACGAGGTGCCGCGGAGGGCCGTCAAAATAATTGGCTTCGTGCGGCCCGACAGCACCCGATTAACGAGCTCGTCCTCTCGTCCTTTGTCGCGTCGATCGAACACCAGCTGACCGGCCTCGAACGCGAGCGGACATTTGGACAGTCGCCACACCTCTCGGTCGAACGACGACATCGATTTGTTGAGTTGGACGTTGACGCCATGCACCGAACAATCGACGATGGGCTCGGGAATGCTCTGGTGCGCCCACGCCCCGGCCTCGATCGGCCGCTCGAAGCTGTGCGGCCAGACGACGCCCTCGACGTAGCTCACCCCGTGCAGGATGGACGCGTATGCCTCCGCCACGACGAGCTTCGGCTTCTTCCCGGTGAGGTCGAATTCATGTTTGAGCGCGGGCAGGATGGTGGCGACGTCGCCAAAGCGTCCGAGTAGGAGATACATTATTCGTCGGTGAGGGGGGCGTAAGATGACGGCCACTGAAGCAACCACCCCCACGCGGTGAGGAACGAAAGAAGTGCGCCGAGCCGGCGGGCCGTCGAAAACAGACGTTTCATCGTCTCATGGCCCACGCCACCGCGGCCAGATACCCCAGATAGCTCGCCCCGACGAGGAGGGCCGAGCCCCAGATCGGCGATAACACCCACAGCCACGACCACGTGATGGTGTGGGTGAGCTTGAGGACGATGAACGCTACCGCGAGAGGACTGAGGAATCCGATTTTCATAATGTTGTCTGTTTTAGCTGACGTAATGTGGCGTAGCGTTGGTTATGTCTGACAAAAGAGGGGCCCCGTCAACTGTTTTTTTGTCGTTTGTGTTTTTTGACGCGTGCGTCCTCCCGCTTCGGGCGGGTGTGATTCGTCACCGTAAACGATTGCCGCACGAGATAGGTTTTGTCGCACGTGTCGCAGGTCTCTTCCCGCTCTTCCTCCGAGTAATCGGTGGGCTCCGCTATATAAGAGCCGAAACAATACGGGCATATCACAAGCCACGCGTAATTTTGTGATTCGGGTGAGCTCATAGCGCGTCCTCTGACTCGGGATATGCCCGATGGTAAAGCTCTAGGAGGGCGGCCGCTAATCCGTCGAGCCCTTCGAGTTGGGCCGCGTCGATGACGGCGAGAAGTCTCATTCTGGTGATCATGGTTTTGGGTATTTTGATCTTACAATTACTGCGCATGCGTTTAGTGTGTCTTTTTTCGCGGAGTGGACGGCGGCAGCGGAGCGGACGTCGATGGCGTAGACGGCGTCGTTGGCGGCGTTGGCGGAGCTTGCTGCGTGGGTGGCTGCGGAGGCGGCGTCGTTGGCTGCGTCGGCGTAGATGGCGGCGGTATGTGCGGCGTCACGGGCGGCGGCTAACGCTGCATCCGATATAGCCCCACGGCTCCACGCTTCGCACGCATCGAGACACTGGCTCACGCGGTCGTCGGTTGGGTATCTGCTCTCCCATATCGGCAGAGCTAATCGAGCGCATTGCGCGGCCACGAAAACCAGCTCGCGACGTTGGTCTAACGTCCGGCACTTCCTTCCTTTCAGCCAAAGCATCCAATCCCCACGCTCGCAAGCGTTCCACGCTGCCTGCATTGAGTCGTAACCGTCCGCGAAATCGATCGCCTCTTGGCACGCATATATATTTTCTAGGCATCTGATATGAGACTTCATAGCGTGTCCTCCTTCTTCTGTCTGGCCGGTCGGCTCATAGTAGGTCGGGTTGTGGTTATGTTATCAGAGGGAAGGTTTCCCGTGATTCTCCACGCTCACGAAAGCGAAGGTATTTTACACGAGACCCGGCGCGTGTGTAGTTCCACGTCTTGATTATTATGGCGGCGATGTATGGGTTTGTGAGTTTCGCCTTCGCCATCGAATTCTGAACAAGCCGTTCCCGGAGCACGTAAACCGGGGAGCCTTCCCGCAAATCCTGTCCTTTGATCAACTGATGCATGAAGCGCAGGGCCAACGTCTCGTCTTTCCGTGAGAATAGGTAATGTAATCCTGCGACGGTGGTGAAGGGAACAAGGCCGGTGACGAATCCAGCGTGGCTCACGCTTGACCTCATGCTGGGGTATCGTGCGAGCAGTTCTTGAACGTCGAAATTGGAAACCTTCCCGCGATTCTTTTCCAATGATCCTGCCATATAGCGGTGGACAAAACTGAGAGCTGACGCGAGCCGTTGGGTGTTCTTCTCGCCCAACACTGAGAGCGTGTCGCTGGCGGACCGTGAGACATTGGCGTCTATGGAGTCGAAAATGTCGTCGGTCAGGCCATCGACGATGAGGGTGTGAAATGGCGTTTTGCTGCTGACACAAGCAAGCAAGCGGTGCTGGCCGTCGATGAGGTTGCTTCCGCTCCGTTTAATCGTTTCGCCGTTTTCCTTCCAGCGCCCTAGTTCCATTTCTCGGGCTAGGAAGTGGACGTGGTCGTGTTTGACGGGACGGTTCCGCTTGTTGGCCGTGAGCCAATCTGCGGCTAGTCGGGGGGTGATCGTATACCAATAGGTGTGCATTTTAGTCCTTCGTGGGGGGTTAGTTGTCGCGTATCAAATTAGTTCGGGTTTCTGTTCAGAGAGTTTCCAGCACCGATCGCGCCATGACGTCGGCGTACCGAAGAAGTTATTGTTTTGGGGTGCGCTCATTTCCAGATACCCCGGTTGCGGATTTTTTGGTCAAAAACGGCGACGCCCTTGATCGCGTATAACAAGGCCTCACGGCCCGTCTCGGTGGCGATGCCGTATTCGTCGCAGATGATCGAAATGGGATCGGGGGCGGTGACGCGGACGAACTCGAAAACCTCGTTCCCCGTGATTAGCTCGCCGACGAAATGTTTTTCAAGGGGTTCATAATCCCCGTCTTCGTCGAGGGGCGAAGCGAAATGAACGTAATCGGTAGCGCGGAGCGTTTCCCCGACCCCTAGCGTTCTGGAGTTTTCTGAATTTGGGATCATATTTTGTTTAGCTAGAAATGTATGCCGAGGCGAGGAAGAATCCAGCTGTCTTTTTTGTGCGATACGTGAAATCAACGCAACAACCTGAGTAGTCGTTCCCCCACGACTCGGTGGTGACCATCCACGAGTCAATGTCGGGTGTGTCGCTGCACATCCTACGTGAACGATCCTCGATCTCCTCTCGAGTGAGGAGGCGGTAGCCGTCACCCACCCGCTCGGCCGTGATTTTGTGGGGGTTGTGGCCTGCGGCCACGGGCGACACGGGCGACACGGGCGATGCGAGGCGGTAATGCGTGTTGCCCCAGACCCACCGCGGGGCCGTGTCGGGACGCCACGCGTATGCGATAGACTCGACAGGCTCACCCCTCTGATGGGCGGACATTACGGCGATCTGATATGATAGCAGCGAAGCGGGGGTCGCGTTAGTGGGATATGAATATAGGTTCATGAGGGTGATGTGGGGAGGAGGAGCGGAGCTGTCAACAACATTTGACAGCTTAAAATTCTGCGTGCCTTTATTAAGGGGGGACTTAATAAAGGCTGGGGCGGGGCGGGCGTTCCCGCCTAACGCAAGTGGTGCCCCCTTTTTACGTGCGGGGGCCCACGGGCCTCGGGGCGGTGGACCAACCTTCTGCTCTTCCATTTACGGCCCTACCCCAGCGGCCGCTCCTGAGCTACGGTGGCATCACGCTAACCGGCGGGACTTGAACCCGCGACATTTAATTCCAGCGCCCGAAGAGCGGCAACGGCCCCTCGGTTGGGGGAGTATATCCTCCACGAGCTGGAAAAGTGAAAAGAACAAAAAGTGTGCCGCTGGAACGATTGCTAGTGCGGCGTCTAGGCATGAAATAGGTTAGTAACGGCCAACCACGGGGGGAGCGGCATCGTCCCACTATCTGTCTCCCCGCGCTTAACCCGAGGGGCTTGGGCCCCTAGAAATTGATCGTTTAAGCGGTAAAAAAACACTTAAACTACCCAATATGGGTAGTTAAAATAGAAAAGAACGTTGTCTCCACTGCGCTGGCAGTAAAAAATTGTGCAGTGCTCTCCTGCTGTCACTGGTTTTCATTTCTGCTTGAGATTCAGGCTGAAGTCCAGTCGTGACCTTAGATTGGGGGCAGGTGCTGGAGTCGAACCAGCTATCTCCGGCGTATGAAGCCGACGTGCAATCCGATGCACCGACCTGCAAAAGTAAAGAACACGCTCACCGTAGCACACTTTTTGGAGAACGAAAGCTTTATTTAGTCTAAAGTTTGAAATCTATTGGTGGCGTCCGTCTTGGGCCGAAACACTTCACCGCCGCCCCCGCCGTTCTGCGCACCTTCTGACGAGCCGATGGGCCCGCCGACGGTGAGGCGCACGCCGTGGATGAGCATCGTCAAGCTGTCCGCGAAATCGGGCGACTTGTGTCCACGCGATTTGTATTCCACCTTGGCCTCCACCTTTATCTTCCCGCGGGCGTTCGTGTTGAATTGCCTCGTCGTCAGCTCGTTGAAGAGTCGCTCCGTCGGCACGGTGGGCGAGATTTTGATGAGCTTGTGCTCGAAGAACTTCCTCGCCGCATACCACAGCTCCGTCACGAGCCGCTCGTAGAGTTGGTGGGGCGTTTCCGTGTCCTCTTCCAATATCTTAATCTCGGAAGCTGCGAACGAGGGGTTGACGCCCTTCACCGGTCCCCACGTTGATTTGAGATAGTCGTGCACGCCCGCTCCGTTCACCGTCCGATCGACGCACACCCATTCCGGATCGACGCCCGCGTCTTCACAGGTCGTGCGGATCGCTTTGGCCATCGTGATCGTCTCCGCCTTCGGCAGCTTGAATTGCTGGTCGATTTGGAGGACGCTCTTCCGTGCCGGTCTGCCGTCGAGAGAAACGAAATGGACGACCTCCCCATCTGGGAAATCACGGGTCGGTCGTTTCCTCCAGCCCGAAGCGGGCCCATACCTCCCCACCGTCATCACCGCGTTGTCGTCGCCTTCGAGGGCAATGTCGACCCCGGCCACTACGGTGGAAGTAACGAATTGGTATTCCCCCATCACGTCGTCGAGCAGCACCTGCGGGATGATGACCAAATCGGCACCGTCCTTCGGAAAGGCCCCCCGGGCGAACGTGTAATACCCGGGCGTGTTGACGCCCCCGGAGTTTGAAATGATCCGCTCGAGTCCGGTCTTGGATTGAAGCCCCGGGTAGACGACCGTTCCGGCGATGACGTTCTCGGACGTCTGGCCGTCAAGTCGCACCACCTCCCAGCCTCTTCGGCTGTGCCAGCGATAGGAGGCGTCCAAATCGAAATGGCCCCACCCGTCCATTGGCTCGCACCGCACCCCGCACGCCCCGTTCTGGTCTTTTGGATTGAACGCGGCGAAAATTTTGAACTGTTCCACCCCGTCCGTGTTTGACAGAATGTTTGAAACGTCGTCCCAGATACCGACCGGGATGTCTTCTGCTTCCTCGAGCATCACGCGCAAACGGGTCATCTTGCCCAACGTCGGGTGGGCCTTGGGTCTCGCCTTCACTTTGATGCCCTGAAGCCGTGCGGGGGCCTTCTTGCCTATCGGGACGACGACCCCGTAGATGCCCGCGTCCCTTTTATGCAGGTCGAGCGTGATGCCGAGACGGATACAAGTGCCGGGGCTCGGGATGGCCGCCGATTGGTGGAGGGTGACGAGATGCGAAAAGAGATTCTTTTCCAAGTGATCTTCGGAGGGCCCCACGATCTTGACGTTCGTGTTCTCGGGGTCCCGGAGCCAGTCCAGATAAATCCAGACCCCCAAGCTGAAGCTTTTGCCCACCGAGGCGGCGCCCATCACCATGAGCTGACTGCTCTCCTTGATGGCCCCCCACATCAGCCGCACCGACGCTGGGTCGGCCGAGAAGATGGCCGGGGCCCACAGCACCTTCGCGGTGTCCTCATACCGACCCTGCTCGAGGAGCCACTGCCGGAACGTGCTGAGAATTTTAATGGCCTCGGGCTCGCTGGTCGTCTGGGCGTTCGGGTTATTTACCTGAAGGATGTGGTCCGCGGCGGCTTTCTTGTCGTCCAGCGCGTGAAGCGCGAACGAGATTTTGTCGACCAGCTGCGACACTTTATCCGGACAATTGTCCGGAATAATGTCCGGAACAATGTCCGATAAAATGTCGGGAAAGTTAGACACGTTAGATTCGGGGGCCTATGGGAAAAAAATTCATATATGCTCGGACCCTACTTAGAGAATTTCGGAGCGTTTTCCCCCCCTCCCCGTGGTCCGACGACCCTCAAACAGTCGGGGAGCGCGGACGGATCACCTAAATGACGCTGTGCACACCTCTCCGGTGGGGTGGGGGAGGGCATATTGCCCGAGGTCGCGCTGTTGTAACTCACTGAGGTGGGCATAGCTTGTGGGCACGATTAAACATAATGTATATTGTGCGTTGTTTTCGCGGGGCTCGGGACTTGCGGGTCGGAGGGATTTGACGGGCATCTAAAGTTCGTCGGTGCGCGGGACCTAATGGATTTTCTAAGATGATCACTGACAAGTCGTTACTCAACTTAGGCACGTTAGGACAGGAGAGAGTCGAGTGTGGCGGTCACGTCGGGCGCGTAAACCGGCGTGTTTTTGGTCCGAAACGGCACAGGTATATCATACCCGAATCGGGCCGCGTAGTGCTCGAATCTGATCAGCGACGGCTCCGTTGCGGTGCGTCTGCCCGTGAGCCATAGGATTGGAAGGTCTTGATCCATAACGTGATCTACCTTTTCCATGCGTCGCTTCCACCCATGCCCAACCCGCGCATCCATGTAGGCCACCACGGCCTTTATGCGAGTGAGATTGTGCGCATGCACCTCCAGCACACGCTGTTGTGTGCGGATGTCGTGGATGTTGTGTGGGTGTTTAAGCCAGCCCATCGTCGGAGGGGGGTTTAATCGTGAGCTCCTCGGGCACGCGCACCCGGGGGATTTCGGGTCGGCCGCGCTGCATGGTCGCCAGCGTAGCCAGCACGTCGCGCACCGTGGCAATATGTTCGTCCCCGCCCCGGATGGTTTTGTGCGCGTCGATGTTGGTGGGGATTTTATCCCCGAGAGCGCGGTAGCAGCAATTGTGGATCGACTCGAGGGCTTTACAAAGATCGAGCACGGCTTTCGGGTTTTGGGTGATCTCGGCGATCTCTCCCTCTTTGATGTAGCGAAATTTGACCAGCGCCGAGATGAGTTTGTCCTCGCTCGTGTAGAGCTCGATGGCCGTGGTGACGATGTCGCGGAGCTTTTGGGCCTGCAAATAATTGACGACGCGGTTGGCCACCTTTTCGGCCTCGGCCTCCCCTGCCCCTGTTTTCAGACGTTTGAGTTTGGTCGGCCAGTTGAAATCGTGTTCCAGCGCACGCACCATCGGCGCGGGCACCTTGGCGGAGATGGCCGTCTTTTCGATGTCCCCCGAGAATGCAGCATAGCACATCCACGTCCGCGCCTGATCTATCGTCAGTGGGTCATAGTTGCCGAGGTGAGGCGGGGGCGGACCGTCCGTGGGGTCCTCGATGTATTCGATGAGCGGGTTCAGGCCAGAGTATACGACAGTTGTCGGATTAACGGGACGGTGTCGACAAAAATCGTTCACACATCGCAAAAAAGTTTTAAGTAGCTCAAAAACCCCGAAATAGGAACACGACGACTTAAAAACGAAAAGACTCACGTTTTGACTTTGTGTCAATTAGGAACATTACCAAACCCACTGATCGAACAACGACTTGCATCAATAAGATACAAATTTTATATCTTTTACATCAGGGAAGAGGCGGCCGGAACGCGTTCCGAAAGAGGTTTTGGGGCCGCACGGCCCCCCGAAAAACACGTTTTCCCCAGCGTCTCCACAATGTATAATATATATATATAGTAGCAAATAGGAGTTAAGCACGTTGGGGGCCAACGACTTGGAAAATGTTCCTAAATGACACAAAGTCAAAACGTGAGTCTTTTCGTTTTTTTAGGTCGATTTTGTCACTTTCGTTTGTTTCGTTCTTTTTTTTACGTGATACATTACGCTCAATGAACCGACCCGTCATCACCCGCGCCCTCGCATCTGAAATCTGCACCGACCGTATGGCCCAGCTGGCCTCAGGTGATCCGGTGCCCTCGCTCGGGGCGTTTGCCGTCGAGCTGTGTCAGTCGGGCACGCTCCCACGGGTGTTCTCCCGCGTGAGCCTCTCGCGGCTCCTCAACGGGCATATGTTCCCCGATCTCGAGGACCTCGAGGGCAACAAAATCGATTGGGCCCGGATGCCGTCCGCTCACCGGAGCTCGCCGCGCAACTACACGCTGGCCTCCCACCAAACTGCGATCTGTCAGCTCCAACGCGACGTCGCCGCGCTACTTCGGCGGGAAATCCGTGAGTTGGAGCACCCTCGGAACGGCTAACGTTTGCCCCAAAAAAAAAAATACACTTTTCGCGCCGATTTTTCTTGTATCGCTGCGCGGGTCCCCCATTTTGATTGCAGGTCTCCTCCTAAACGCGACCGTAACAAAAAACAAAAAACAAAAAAACAAAAACAAAATGAACACACTAAAACTCAGCGTAAGCACCGACCAAAAAGCGGCCCTCCTTAACGGACTCGTCCTCGGGCCGCGCGTCGAAATCGCGGTCACCCCGGCCGACTTCCCGGCCGAGCATTGGGCGGTCTTGGTGTCGGCTCTCAACCTACACACAACGCCCGCGACGGTGGGCCACCTCAACGGTGCTATCGTCGCAGTCAGCGACGCCACTCCCGCGGCCCTCGCCGCAGCGTTGGCGCAGGTCATCGCGGCCAAGGCGGAACGGGAAGCCACCGAACTCGCCGACTACACGCGCCTGTTCGCCGCTTGGCAGGCCGACCCAGTTGTCGCCGTTAAGCGTCCCTCCCAGCGTATCAATGGGGTGGTATACGAGTGGGACGAGCATGAGGTGCGCTACTTCTCAGAATACTCACTCCCTAGCATACTCAACCGTGTGGAGCACGACGCAACCAAGGCCGCAGTCATCGCACGCATCACGCCCGAGATCGATGCACACAACGCGCCCCACCTCGCCGAGATTGCACGGTTGACCGCAGAGCAGGCGATCGTCAGCGCCGCCGTCAAGGTCGAGAGCGACCGCCTCAAGGTCATCGCCAAGGCCGAGCGTGCCGCCGCCCGTCTCGCGTCGGGATACTACGAACGCGACACCGATACCTACAACGAGCGCCGCTACTCGTCGCCTTGGATCGCCAAGGTGACTTTCCCGTCCGGAGCGAAGCCCGACTATTCGTTTGGAGATTCCACCGGGAGGTGGGGCGCGGCGGGGCTCCTCCGCATCGAATGCACCCCCGGCGAAATCATCGCGTGGGGGCAGAAAGACCTTCGTCGCCCGGGCAACTCCGAGCACACGCTGCTCGTGATGACTGCCTCGGGCGAGATGCGGATCGTCGACAAAACGGAGGCGTTCCGTCTCGCGACCGCGTAACGCAGCGGCACGAACCTCATCAATAAAAATAACATGACCACACTAAATATCGGGCTCAAGCACTCCACCGGGATACACACGCCAGAGCATGCTCTTGCCACGCTCCAGCGATTCGGCATCGTCGTCCACGCGTTCAGCGTGAGGGACAGCAACACCGAGCCCACGCTCGTCGTCCACGTCAACGACAGCACGAACGTATGGGAAGTGAGCGAGGCGCTCGATCAGGATTGCATCGCCGTTTTTTCGACCACGCTAGAGCGCGGCGGGCTCTTCGGCCCGCGGTCCGAAAAGTGGCTCCCCTTCAACCCTAAGTTTTTTCTTTCCCTGTGATAACCAGCCACGCCCAAACGCTCGTCGATGTCACCGACACGGAAACGTATCGTCGCTGTGAGGAGCTCATCCGAAAGCACGGGCCCGTGCTTATGCGCATCGGTGAGGAATCGAAGCTCCGTAAGTGGACGCCCGTCACTAAGCGCATGCGGGACTCTATTGCGCGGAGGATTAAACGAGGTGACACGTTTTGTGACATCGCCGCGGACATGAATCTCCACCCGAACACCGTCTCGCGCATCCACAAAAAACAACAAGAAAACCAACATGAAAAATAAAACGTTCGCCTCCGGTAGCTACCAGCTCGGGGGCACCCACGGGCCCCTCGTCACGCACACCTTCACGCTCGTCCTCGAGGGCGGCGTTCCCACGGCCGCGACGCTCAACAACAAGGTCGTGCATCTCTCAGTGATACCGCCCGAGGCCGTTGCGCGGGCCCTGAAGGGCTCCGGTGCTTAAAACAGGCCCAGCGCCCCGCCGCGACGTTGACCTCCACCTAGCCGTGGCAGAGGCCCTGTTACCAAACAACCCAACGCCGTGGGGACCCAACGAAATTGCGGATTTCGTGGGCTGTCACCACTCACTGATCCAGCAGATCGAGCGAGCCGCGCTCTCGAAGATGCGGCTCCGTCTCGACCACGTCCTTAAAGCCTCGTAGAATATGCAAAAGAAGGTGCTTTTGGGGCACAACGCATCACACGGTAGGCAAAAAAATAAAAAAAAATGAACGCACAAAGACGAAAAGACATCCAACGAGCCATCGAGCTCCTCGACGAAGCGAATCAAATCCTCTCGGCCGCGGCCGACGAGGAGCAGGAGTATTATGACAACATGCCCGAGAGCATTCAAGGCGGCGAGCGCGGCGAGGCCGCCGACGCGGCCGCGGATCGTCTCGCCGACGCGGCCGCGGACGTTGACGCTGCACGCAGCAACGCGCAGGAATCCCTCGACGCATGAACATACACTACATCGACGGTAACCTCGTCATCAACATTCACACGCTACTCCGATCCCTAAAAATTGGCGACACCGTCTTCCGCAACCTCGCGGGCTGCGTCCACCAATTGCAAGTCTCCGAGCTCACCCCCGACAAGATGATTTGCGGGGCATGGGAGTTTTGCCGCTCGACGGGCGCAGAGATCGATGACGACCTCGGCTGGGGGGCCCCCCCGCTTTTCACGGGCTCATATATTGTCCCCTCCCCCTAGAATTTCCGTTTCGTTTACCTCCCACACCTGATATTCTCCGATTATGCCTATCACCGATAAAAACTACAAATCGTTCGAGCTCCTCGTCGGCCAAGCCGCGGCCGGCGAGCGCCTCGTCCCCCACGATCCTTTGGAATACGATGACACCATGAAAGCGTATAAGTGCGAGCGCTCCACGTTCTCAAATTTCTACGTCTCGGGAGGAAAAGAGGACTGCCTTGACGTTGGTCGTGAGACGTTCGATTGCACGTTCCAAAATTTCATGGTGCTCTCGAACGGCCAATACGTGGGCACGATCAAGGGCGGCTCCCACCGGAATCTTTTCAGGAATTGGCGCGTTCTGAGACACGGGAAGACGGTGGACTTCGAGATCGGAAATTGGTCCACCTACAATTTTGAAAAGTCGACGGGTAACATTTTCGAGAACATCTCGTCGGACGACGGGAAGCCCGTCACCTATTGCTACCGGCTCGGCTGCAAGCCCACCGTCATCAATTCGAACATGAAGCACCTGCGGTGGCGCTCGATCGGACTCACCGTGTATTGGCACTTCAAATACGTCAAGCACGTCATCCTAAAACGCCCCGACAACATGGGGCACCCAACGCAAAAATAATATGGACCCACTGACGCTGCCACACCTCACGCCCCGCGTATTCGGTGCCGCCAAAGACGGCCACAAGACGCTCGTCGGGCTCACCCTCCCGGCCACGCTCGGCCGTCCGACCCGCACGGAACGGGCCCTCCCCCACTACCAAGCGAAGGGGTTCGCCGAGTTTAACGTCCGAGACTTCTGCCAACGCTACGGTGCCCATCTCACGTCCACCCGCCTCGGTGCCAGCCGCCGACAGCTTCGAGCCAAAAAGTTGCTCAAAGCTCGGGCCCGCATGCTCTCCTACTTCCAGCCTCAAAATGGGGTGAAGGTCGAGCGTCAGGACACGGACGGCACCTCCGTCTATTTGACGTTGACGAACGGGCAGGTGCTCAACGCGCAACGGACGCTGCGGAAGTCACGGAATCCGCACCTCGTGAACATGGTGATCGCCTATTTAGAAAACGGAAAGGCGGCCGTCGATGTCTGAATTTCAACGTTTCCCGAAGATGGGTCGGCTCTCCCGAGAGGTGATCGTCACCGAAAAAATCGACGGCACGAACGCCCAGATATATGTCTGGGACGAACGCTCCGCCGATCCCGCGTCGGGCCCTGAATACGTTGCGCGGGGTTCGCCGCCGGAGGGCATCCCGTTTTTGTATAGCTCCGCGGGTTTCAACGTCGCCGCCGGGTCCCGTCAGCGGTGGATTACCCCGACGGACGATAATTTTGGTTTTGCTCGTTGGGTGCTCGATCGCGCCCCAGAGCTATCTGCGCTCGGGCACGGTCGCCATTTTGGAGAGTGGTGGGGCTCCGGCATCCAGCGCGGGTATGGCCTGAGGAATGGCGACAAGCGGTTCAGCACGTTCAACGTATCGAAATGGCACCTACACGGGGACGCCCCGAAGGTGACGCCCACCGCCGACCCGAGAATGAACGCACTCTCGGAAGAGCTTCCGCCCTGTGTCGGCCTCGTGCCGGTGCTCGGCGTCGGCGTTGGCTTCGACGTCGTCGACAGCTGCCTCTTCGAGTTGGCCCGCAACGGGAGCCGAGCGGCCCCCGGATTTTCTACCCCCGAGGGCATCGTGGCGTTCCACACCGCCGGACAGGTGGGCTTCAAAAAGACGCTCATCGGTGACAGCTCCCCGAAAGGACAAAATGTCTGATCCATCGGTATGGCTCGTCGCGCTCTGCCTCGCCGTAGCGTGCGTTATTCTCGTCACCCTCGCCGACGACGATACACCGATATGAAAGGCTCTCCGTTCACTCGCCCGCCCCGCCTCACCGTCTTGTTTGATGTCCTCGTGGTCGTCGGGGTGCTGGTCTTCCTTGCGCTGTTAATGGTCATCTCCTGACATGCGCGGCGTTCCGCACAAATTCTTCAAGCTCCCCGTCCGCGGAACGATATACACGGTGCGATTCAGATCGGTGGCCTCGAGGCTGCGGGGGCGGGCGGATTTCGGACCAAAAATTCTGTGGATACTCCCCGGCGAATCTGCTGAGACGACGCTCATCCACGAAGTGCTCCACGCCGCGCTGCCCGATCTCGACGAGAGCTCGGTGCTCGAAACGGAGGCCGCGCTCTACCTCGCCCTTCAAAAATTTAGACGATTAAAATTATGAAAACATCGGACCCAGCTAAAGAACTTTTTTTCGAGGTAGAGCGCCTCGAAAAAGACATGCAAATTCTCCGAGACACTCTCGCAAAAGAAAGAGCTGCCCCCCGGAAGCTTCGCGGCGGCAACGCCATTCTCATCCGGCGGGACGGGTTCTCGAAGACGATGATGATGGAACCCAGCCTCTACCGCACTTATTATTCTATCATCGAAGCTCCCCGCCCGTATGAACTGTCCACGGCCCACATCACCGACCAAACTTGGAGCCGCGACGTTAAGACGCGCAAGATTGATTTCGAGCTACAGCGGGAATATGACGCGTGCGGCCGCGCCGTCTATTTAGAGGTATGATCCTACGTCCATACCAACACGAGGCCGTGGAGTTTTTAACGTCCCACGAGCGGGCGTTCCTCGAGGCCCCCGCGGGCTCCGGTAAAACGATTTGCGCGGCCGTGGCTCTCTCGAAATGCCCCGTCATCGGGGCCAAAGTGTATTGGCTGGCCAACACCCGGGAGCAGGTCGACCAAGCTACAATTGCGTTGGCCAACGTCGGGGTGCCCGCCGAGGTGAGGTGCGTGGCCTCGGGCCTCGATTTGTCGGACGCGGACGCGGTGGTGATGGACGAATGCCACCACTACGGGGCCACCACGTGGCTCTCCATCCTCCAACCGGCCCTCGACCGCGGGGCCATTGTCTGGGGCCTCTCGGCGACCCCGTTCGGAGAAGATGAGGAGCGGAACACCATCATCCAACGGACGTTCATACATTTCGGTTCCATCTCCCGGGAGGAGGTGATGGCAGGTGGACATCTCGTCCAAGGGCTCGTCAAGTTCCTCGACCTCGACGTGGCCGGACGATACGATCGAGAGCTGCAAGCGCAGCTCGAAACGGAGGTGACGGCGCTCTGTCGGCGTTGGCGTTTCGTGCCCGAATTTGAGCACCGCAATCGCGCCCAGTGGAAGCTCACGCTCGAGCATCTCCAGACCAATCACGTCCGCAACGCGATGATCGAAACGCTCGCCCGCGACGCGATGGAGTTGGGCGAGACGGTGATCGTATTGGTAAACACGATACGGCACGGCGAGCAGCTGTCGGCGTCCATTCCTGACTCCGTGGTGCTCCATTCGAAGCTGCCCAAGAAAATACGGAAACGGCACGTCGACGATTTACGGAGCGGAAAGCTAAGGTGCGTCGTCGCTACGTCGCTGATGGACGAGGGCGCTGATTTCCCGATCGCGTCGACGATGATCCTCGCCGTGGGCGGCCGCTCGGCGACGAAGACCATCCAGCGCACGGGTCGGGTGATGCGCCCATACAAGGACAAAGAATTCGGTGTCATCTACGATTTTGTCGACCGCGGGCTGGGGTTTGCCTACGCCCAACACCGTGCCAGAAAACGCACCTACCAGCAGCTCGGCTACCAAATCGCGCGGTAGAACAAAGTTGTTTTTGCCACCAAAACAAAGTTGTGAAAAAAGCGGTTGACGCCCCACAAATTTTCTTGTCCGATGTATCCCATGGAACAAAAACTATCAGATTTAGCCTTCATCATCGCCGCGGAAGAGGGCACCCTCACCGCCGCGCAATTCGGATACAACGCCCAGCGTTTTGTGGACAGCGGGACGTGGCGTCACCTGCAAGGATCGTGGCAGCGGACGGTGCTCTCGTGGGCCGAGGAGGGCCTCGTTGACATATGAACCTCTCCACGCAACAGATTGCCGCTGCCATCACGCGGCTCGCGCCGCTCGAAGTCGCCGCGCAGACGACGTTCGGAAAGGACATCGAAGAAAACAAACAAGCGATCGACAAGATGAGCTACGCCGAGCTCCTCCACCACTGGAGATTCTCGCACGTCGGGCATAAGTTTTTCGCGGGGCCTTTGGGCGTGTATTTTGGTAAAAAGATGGAAGAGCGCCGGAGCGCCATGTCGCCTGCCGACGCCGTCGCGGTGAGCAAATTCATTGGGTGGACGGAATAATTTTATGACCACAAAAACACTCGCCGAAATTCGCCGAAAATACACCAGAGTCGTGAAGCTCGGCCCGGGATGGGACACCGTTTTGCAGATCGACCATCAGGGTTTTTCTGTCGTCGAACGGGCGACCAAGGCCCGCGCTCAATGGTATGCGAAGATGCTCGCCATCGCCCTCGAAAGGCTTCTGTCCTCCAACACAAAATAAAGCCGGAACAAATAATTATATGAACACAATGGAACGAGAAAATTACAGAGCGGAGTGTCTCGAGGCGGTGTCCGAACTTGCCCGTCTAGCGCTAGAGGACGAACGGGACGACGCCCGCGAACACCTCCGACGCCTCCGCGGGGCCGTTGGTGCCCTTCCGGACGTAATGATGGAGGACGTTTCTTGTAACGTTATTCCCACATACAAGCTGATCGAAAACATTCAAGCCTGCCGCGCACTCCTTCCGTGAGCTCAACACAAACGAAGTTTTTATCCAAAAACCATGAGCAAAATAACATCATCAACTAACGTCCGCAGGTTCGCGCTGGCCGTGTCGATCCTCAATCGGCAAGGCAAATTTAAGCGCGTCTCGAAGGACTTTCTCGACCGCATCGAAGCGAAGGTGCGCAACCTCATCGTCAGCGAAATCAACCAACACCCATCGGTCGGCCAAACCCTGAAATAATATGACAAGACGTGAAGCTATTGACGCCCGCCTCAAGCAACTCTACAACACCACCGCCCCCAATTGTCCGCTGTCGTGCATCGACATCGCCCGAGCCATCCAAGTGAGCCCACAATACGTTGGCCAAATTGAGCAATCGGCGATGCAGAAGTTGAGAAAAAAACTGAAACACAACCACGAAATTCTTTCGTTGCTCGGGCGGACGTGATACAAAAGCAACATGCACACACTTCAAAACTCGCTCCCCCTCCTACGGCAACTCGAGGACCTCGCCGGAGCCCGGGTGGACCTGTTCTTTTTATCATGATACGCATCGACCAAAAAAAATTCGAGGCCGCCGTCCCTGACGCTCGCCTCCGTAGTTATCTCGGCCCCGTGCTCGAACAGCAGGGGGCCCGCGCCGACACCCAAGAGTCGCGCCAACTGGTGGACCACCTGTTGTTCACGGGCGTGGCTTTTTCTATTCGCACCCGCTCGCAACCGATCTACGACTCCGTCCCCGACTCGCTCGAGCGGGACGTCACTTGTCACGACGACGATGACGGGCCCAACGAATGAACACGCCCGTCGACCGCGGGCATCACCCCGACTCTCCGTCGAGTCTCCAGTCATCGGAAGCGTGCCCCCACTTCCAAAACCGTTCGGGCGATTCCGCCGCGTCCCTCGCGGGCACCCTCCAACACAAGGCCATCGAGACCAAAGATTTTTCAATTCTCAACGACGACGAGGACCAGATCAAGGCCGTTGAGCGGTGCCTCCGTGTTGAACAGGATCGGATAGATTTTCTGGAGGCCGCTGGATTTGAGGTAGAAGTGCTTCGGGAGATTTATCTGCCCGTGTGCCCCCTCGAGTTATCCCCCCCTGATGAGACTGGAAGGCGTTGGGAGGGCCTCACAGGAGGCTACCCCGACGACCTCATCGTCGGTCGTTCCGACCGCGGAGCGTTGGGCATCATTCTGGATTGGAAGTGTGGGAAGATGCTCGTCACCCCAACAAAATCTAATCTACAGGGAATGTCATACGCACTGGCATCTCTTCAAAAATTCCCTGAGCTTGATGAGGTGATGGTGCAATTCTATCACCCCTACATTGAGGAGGAGACCCTGATGCCGGAATACACGCACACCTTTTCGAGGGGCGACATGGAGCAGATGGAGCTCACCATCCGTCGGGTCGTCAACCGGAAGCATCTCGCCTCGAAGGAGGGGTGGGATGGCTCCCTGCCGCCCGTGGCGCACACGAGCCTCTGCATCTGGTGCGCGAATCTGGCCCTATGTCCCGCGGCCTCCAAGCTCGCGTCACTCGCCGTCACCAAGTTCGAGCGGTTGGAGGTGCCCGCTGAAATCCGGCCCGCTTACATCACCGACGTCGATTCGATGCGGAAAGCCCACCAGCTCACGGGCCTGCTCGAGGCTTACGCCAAATCGGTACGGTCGCGGATCAAGGACATGGTGCTCACCGAGGGCATCTCCATCCCCGGACTCAAGTTGGTGACAAAATCGGACCGAAAGATTACGTCCATCGCCGCGGTGCGCGAGGTGGCGTTAGCGCACGGAATTTCCCGAGCGGAGTTTGAAAGCTGCCTCTCGATGACGCTCGGCTCAATTGAAAAGCTCGTAAAGGACAAGGCCGTGAAGGGCACGGGTGCCCTCGCCGTGCGCACGCTCACCTCGGCCCTCAACGACGTCGGGGCCACCAAAAAGGGAAAGCCGTATTCGTATCTCGTCGACGATAAAGAAGAGGAGGCCATCGATGTCTGATAAAATCTGTTTCGCCCCCCAAAAAAGCTGCTACGCTGTCATCTTGCCCCTCACAGGGGCAAAACCAAAAAAAATTATGAAAACCGTATCGTTTGCAAAACTAGACTCAGCTACCGAAGAGGTGGCCGTCCCCCCAGCCGTTGAAGAGAAGGCCGCCATCGTGGCCCAATCGAACGCCGCTGTTCCCCAATCGGAAAGCGTGGGCACCTACCACGGAGAAGACGACGGCGTCGACTCCTCGGACGTCCGCCTCCCCCGTTTGAAGTTGCTGCAAGGCACCTCCGACAAGAAACAGCTCGCATCGTTCGGGTTCGCGGCGTTTGTCCTAAAGGACGTCGTCCGGATCGCCTCCGCGGCCGCTGAAGGCGTCGCCGCGGTCGCCGCGAAGCTCGTGTTCGTCAAGCTCATCTCGAAAACGTATAGCGAAAAGGTCGCCAAATTTGGTGACCCCTCGGGCTTCGCCCGTTCGCTGGCCGAAGTGGACGAGCAAGGCGGCACCACCGATTGGCGGTTGTCCAAGGAAAACCGCCAAGGCGGCGACCCCAAAAAGGGTTGGTATCAGGTGAACGCCAACTGTCTCGTGCTCGTCGAAAAGCCCGAGGACGCCGAGGACGATCATTTCCCGTTCGAAGCGGACGGCAAGTTTTACGCGCCCGCGCTCTACTCGGTGAAGAGCTTCGCCTACGACCGATTCTTCGTGGCCTTGGCCACGGCGAAGGCCACCGGCGAGCTCCGCAAGGGCGGCTGGTCGTCGCGCTTCGTCCTCTACACGCCCGAGATTGAGGTGGGTAAGGGCAACAGCGAGTTCGCGGTGCCGTCCGTGAAGTTCGGTGAGCACACCTCCGCTGGCGTGCAGGCCATCGCCGCTGAATTGGTCTGAGCGTTACGCCAAACAAAATTCAAGGCCGTCCTTTCGGGGGCGGCTTTTTTGTGTTAGCGTGGCGGGATGCGCACCATCTGCTTAGACACCGAGTCGTATTATGACAACGACGTGTCGTTGAATCCGTTGGGCGGCTGGGGCTACGCCCACCACCCCAAGTGCGACGTCTACATGATGTCAGTGTTCGATGGGGTCAACGCGTGGGCCGGACACCCCAAGGATTTCAATTTCGCGTCGCTCGACGGGGCCCGCCTGCTGAGTCACAACAAGGCCCACGACGAGAACATTGCGATCGGTCAATTCGACCGTGGGCTGTGGCCAAAACTCAAATACGCGGAATGGCATTGCACCTCGAACCTGTCGGCCTACCTCTGCAACCGCCGTTCGTTGGATCAGGCCACGGAGTTTCTTTTGGGGGTGGCGGTGTCGAAGGCGATGCGTAACTACGCCAAGGGAAAAAGCTGGGCCGACATTCAAGCCGACGGAAGGGCCGATGAGATGCTCTCGTATGCTCGAGACGACGCCGTTTACCCGTGGCGCATCTGGGAAAAGTATTCTGATCAATGGCCCGAGTGGGAGCGGCGGCTTTCGGAGCTCACCATCCAACAGGGCCACCGCGGGGTGCGTATCCATCAGGAGCGGCTCCGGGCAGGCATCGTGCTGCTCCAGCGGGTCATCCTGAGGGCCACCGACGCTCTGCCGTGGGTGACGGCGGGCATGAAGCCCAGTTCGCCCCGTGGCGTGGCACAGGCGTGCCGCGACGCTGGCATCCCCGCCCGCCCCGTGAAGGCTAATTTTGAGGAGGCAGCGGAGGAGTGGGAGGACAAATATGCGGCCGCCCAACCGTGGGTGAAGGCGCTCAAGGACCTCCGCCGCTCCAAGCGGATGCTGGCCACGCTCCAGACGATGCAGCTGCGTTTACGCCCCGACGGCACGTTGCCATTTAGTCTCAAGTATTTTGGGGCCCACACCGGCCGCTGGGCCGGGGACGCGGGGATCAATTTTCAGAATTTCAATCGGGAGCCGCTCTTCGTCACCGAGAGCCTCGACATCGTCGACGACCTCGCCCAGATAAACGCGCTGCTCGGGCAGTTCGAGCTCGCCCCCGACGACATGTCGATGGACCTCGTCGACGTCCGAGGGATGGTGCTCCCCCCAGAGGGCATGCAGCTCGGGTCCGTCGATCTGTCGCAAATCGAGCCACGGGTGCTCAACAAGCTCGCCGGGAACGAGTCGTTGCTCCAGAAAATCCGAGACGGCTTCCCGATTTATGAGGCCCACGCTCGCGAAACCAAGGGCTGGGTTGGAGGCAATTTGAAGAAGGAGAACAAGAAGATGTATTCCGCGTCAAAAGCAGAAGTCCTTGGCCTTGGCTATGGCTGCGCATGGGAAAAGTTTATCACCGTGGCCAAGACGATGGCCCAACTAGACATCACCGAGGACGACGAATTGGAGGCCCTGAAAGCGTCCTGCGACGGGGAAATACACCTCGACGAGAAGGGGGCCGCTTACGTCAACGTCCGCCACACGATCGTCAACGCCGTGGGCCACGAGGAGCTCGTCACACGGGCGACACCCGTTCATGGACTTGTCTCGAAGGGCATCGTCAAAGATTTCCGAGACAAAAACCCGCTCATCACGGGGCTCTGGGACACGATGCACACCGCCCTCGAGGCCGCCTCCCGCGATCCGAAAAAGAAGAACGACCTCGTCATTGACCTGCCCTCGGGGCGCCAATTAAAATACCGCGACGTCCGGGCCGAGTGGCGGACGAAGGTCGACAAGGAAACGGGGAAGACGTATCGCCGCATCGCCTACACCGCCGAGGCCGACGGACGGCGGAAGGTGTATTACGGGGGCCTCATCGTCGAGAATATCACTCAAGCCGTCGCCCGTGACATTTTCGCCGTCAACATGCTAAAAATATATGACGCGGGCATCTGGCCGATGTGGTCCATCCACGACGAGGCCGTCAACGCCGTCCACGACGCCGAGGAGGGCGAACGGGCCCGTTCGCTGATGGCCTCACAAGTGAGCTGGGCCCACACCCTCCCCATCGACGCGGAACTGGTATTATCAGATCGTTTCAAAAAGTAGTTTCGTTTTCCGTAACTTGTTGTATGTTGCCCATCTTGCTGCCCTTCATCGCTAACTTAGTTTCCACGGACGTCGAGCTCGGATGCCCGTGGACGTTCCAAGGCTCCGTGCCGGACGGGGTGCGCGGCAAAAAGAACAAAGCGGCCCGCTCCGAGTGGATCGAAAGCCCCGCGACGGAGCACATGTGCTATTCAGGATGGGAGGGCATCGCCGACAACGCCCGCATATCGAAGGGCGGGGAGGACGGCAATCCGCCCTACCGATTGATGGCCATCGTGGCCGACTACGACGCCGCGCACACCGAACACGAGCTCGAGCTGGGCTGCAAGCGGGTCGGGGAATATCTGCCCGCCTATTACGAAAAGACGCTGTCCGGGTATTCGCGTTTCGTTTGGACGTTGGAAGAGCCCGTCACCGTCCCGTCCCGCGATTTTGCGGTGGCACTTCTGAAGCACCTCAAGCGGAGGCTCGCCGTGGACAGCTTGGCGGTGGGGCTCGACGAGCCCGCATGGCTGGCCCCCGAACGATATTACACAAATTCCGGCGATTGGTCCAAAGTGTCAGACTACAAGATACCGAAGGCCCTGATGGCCGGGTGGGTGTTCGAGGTGGCCGAGAGGTTTTCGTTCCGGTCGGTGTCGTCGATCAAAATCCCGATGGAAATTGTGTGGCCGGAGCTGCAAAAGAAATTCCCGTCCGCGACGTGGCCCTCCGATTTTGAGGCGGGGTCACAGGGTCCTTCCTTTTGGATTGAGGGCTCCCAATCCCCCAAATCGGCGCTCCTCAAAGACGAGGGGCTGTTCACGTTCGCGGCCCACGCCACCAAACCATTTTGGAGCTGGCGCGACTTGCTTGGCACCCAATTTGTAGAGGGCTACGAAACGAAAAGCCTCGGCGAGGCCGTCGATGGAATTTATTTTGACGGAAAAGGGTATTGGAGGAAAGACGGACCGGGCAAGTGGCGGCCGTTCTCGAAAGAGGACACGGTGATTCACTTGAAGGTGACCCGCGGGCTTTCCGACGCGGCCCCGAAGGGTGCGTCCTCGGACACCGAGCGGGCCCTCGAACACGTCCGCCAGTGGGCGGGCATCGTCGGCGCAGCGCCGTTCGTATTTCGCCCCACGGGCCTGACGAAGGTGATGGGCAACGTGTCCGTGCTGAACACGTTCACGCGCACCACCATTCGACCCGCCGAGGCACCAGTGATTTGGGGGCCGACGGGACCGATGCCGTTTTTATCGGACTACATCGGCACGCTCTTCGATCCACACGAGCAGCTCGACTTTTTTCTCAGTTGGACGAAACGATTTTACGAGACGGCCTACGAGCTGAAACTCCAGAGCGGACAAAATCTGTTTATCATCGGCTCCACCGGTGTCGGCAAGACGCTCCTCTCGACGCAGGTGCTCGCGAAGCTCGTCGGCGGGAACGCCACCGCCGAAAACTATCTGCTCGGCAAAACTGATTTCAATTCGCAGCTGTTTGAGTCGGCCCTTTGGACCGTTGACGACACCTCGTCGTCAAACGACGTCGCCTCCCACCGTCGTTTCAGCACCATCATTAAGCGTATGGCCGCTAACACTACGTTCGAGTTCCACGCGAAATTTCAAGTGCCGTGTCAAGTGCGGTGGCAGGGGCGGGTAGTTGTCACCGCGAACGCCGACGAAGAGTCGATCCGCGTCATCCCCGATCTCGACATTTCAATTCTCGATAAGATCATCATATTGAAGACCACCGACGCATGTCGCGCCTTCCCCCCGCAAGCCCAGCTGGAGGCGACGATTGACTCAGAGCTCCCACATTTTGCCCGCTACCTGTTAGACTACGTGGTCCCAGCTCAATGCGGTGGCGACTCCCGATACGGCATCCGAAGCTACCACGAGAAGTCACTCGTCGCGGTGGCCAAGCACGCCTCCACCTCAAATAATTTCACGGAAATTCTGGAGGACTGGCGGAACGACTATTTCGCGGAGCACTCCGACGATTGGGTCGGCACTTCACATCAATTTTTTGTTGAGCTTCACCGCGACATGGCACGGGCCGCGGCCCTCCGTGGGCTCACCGGCAACATCGTCAACCGCCAGCTTTCGGCCCTCAAAAACAAGGGCCACATCGTCCAATGTCGGGAAAACGGGTCCCACCGCGAGTGGATAATTCCGCCGCCCCTCAAGGCCCCGCCTAAGTCGGTGCCGCAATCTCAAACCTCGAATTTTCAGAAATGAGTTACGCCAACGTCGTGCCCCTACTCCTCGACACCGTGGAACTGGAAGAGCTTCATCTCCGATACCTTAAACGCCACCTCACCGAGGACCGCGACAAGCTGTTCCGCGCCCACTACGGTTTTGCGGTGAGGACGGCGATGCGTTACGTCCGACCCGAGTTCACGGCCGACGAGGCCATCTCCGCCGCGTGTCGGGGGTTGCTTGAGGCGATTATACGTTTCGATCCCGTGCGCGGGCGGTTCACGACGTTTTCGTTTTGGTGGATGCTTAAATTTTTGCTTCAAGAGCGGGCGTTTTCTCGGAACATGGTGAGGCTCCCCCCGGGGCTCGTCCGTCAGGCCCGTAAAGCGGGCAAGTTGCGGGCGACGTTCGGGCAAGACGACCTCCGCGTCGCCAAGGAGCTGGGGGTGAACCTCGCCGAGCTTTCGCAAATAGAAAATCTTTACGTCCCCCAGCTAAACGACTCGACGGGCTTCAACGGGTGGGGGGTCACCGAAGAAGACCCATCGTCCGAGCTCATCAACAAAGAATACGAAGAAGTTCGAGACAAGGCCGCGGCGGCGATGCACGACACTCTTTCCGAGATGACGCCCCGAGATCGCGACATCGTGATGTCGCGTCAGCTCGATCCCCCCACCCCATACGGCACGACCGGAAAAAAACATGGGCTTACCCACGAGGGGGTGCGTAAAATCTACAACAGACTAATGGCTAAACTTAAAAAGAAATGTGGAGGTGGTGCCCGTGGCTCGCGCTTGGACTGAATCCTACATCCTGTCCCAGATTCGGGCGCTCCTGAGAAAGCTCTCGATGAGGATGCCCTCGATCCGGCAGATAAAACTCGAAAGCCGTCGAGCCTACAAAGGCCCCCACCGGTTGTTGAAATTTGAATACGAGTGCAACCACTGTCACGAATGGTTTCCCGAGAAATGTGTTCAGGTGGACCACCTCGTCCCGGCGGGCTCGATGAAAACTTTCCACGACGTTGGGCCGTTTGCGCAAAGGCTCCTCTTCCCGGCGCACGGCCACTTGCAGGTGCTCTGCTTGCCCTGCCACAACACAAAAACCCAAGCCGAAAAATCGGCCCGCAAAATCATATGAGAACCATCATCGGACAAGACGAAGAGGGCCCCCAGAAGCGGGTCTCGAGCGTTTATCATTCACTTGCCCCGCTCGAGCGGACAGGTGCGCAACTCAAAATGCTCGAGGACGTCGTCAAGACGGCCAGCGAGTTTGTGTTCGACAACATGTCCGCCACCGAAGGCTCTCAGCCCGTGTCTGCGGCCCGTTCGGCTGCGCTCAACACGCTCGGGCTGGCGTTGTCCCAAATTGACACCATCCTCGACGACCAACCTCGATGGAGCCGAGAGGACTCGGAGGCCGAGAAGGAAGTGAAGAGCATGATGAAAGCGGAGACGGAACGCTCGAAGTCGGCGGCCCGTTTCTATTTGCAGGCGTCACGCCCGTTCGTGCTCCTACGCGCCCAACTATTTCGCACGGCGAGCGGGAAACTTCTCGCGACGAACGCCACCGAAAGCGTCCACGCGTTCGGGAACACCGCGGCCGAGGCGATGGACGCCTTCGACGAGGCCGTTTACAACCAACAGCACCTGCCGCAAGCTCCTCCCAACGAGCCGCCCCCGCCTCCGCCCTCGCCTCCCCCGGCCCCGTTAAAAAAGAAACGCACTCCCCCAAAAAAATCATGACCCTAGACCCAATGCGGATCGAAACTGTCCGCCAATACTTGTCTCTCCATCCAGAGCATGGGTGTCGCCGGGTGGCCCACGCAACGGGGCTTCCCGCCACTTCGACCGCGGACATCGTTCGGCGACTGAAAGCGGGGGAGCTCGGCCCGCTCGGGGGAAGCCCCACGAGGACCGTCGAGAACGTGCCCAGCCGAACAATTAGGACGCTGCCCGACATGTTGATGGAGTGCAAGGTCGACACGAAAGTCTGGGAGGTGACCAACCACATCGTCAACAAGCACGACATGTGCTACAAAGACAAAAATGGCGACGGGCAGACGGTCCAACTCTTTCAAGTGAAGGCGTGGCTCCGACGCAGACCGGGCCCCACCGACGGTGAGGCCATCGCGACCGCGCTCGCCGCCTTCCGGACCAAGGGTCGGAAGGTGCAGAAACTAAAGCCGATCAATAAAACCGGAAACCTTCTCGAGATTTCCATCCCCGATCTCCACTACGGAGCTCTTTCGTGGTCACCAGAAACGGGCGAGGATTACAACAGTGAGGCGGCCGAGCTCCGCTTCATGCTCGCCATCTCCGACCTCCTCGCGAAGGGGAAGGTGTTCGGGTTCGATAAGGTGTTGTTTCCCGTCGGAAGCGATTTTTTCCATGTCGACAACTCCGCCAACTCCACCACCGCGGGCACGCCGCTCGACGTGGACACGCGCTGGCAACGGAGCTTCGTCCATGGGTGCCAACTGATTCGGAGGGCCATCGACATGATCCGAAAGCACGCGCCCGTTGAGATCGTGGTCATCTCCGGCAACCACGACGAGGCCCGGGCGTTTTATATGGGCGAGGTGCTGTCGGCGGCGTATGCGTCGGCCGCAGACGTTGCCGTGAACAACGGCCCTAAACCCCGCAAATACTTTCGTTGGGGCACCGTTCTGCTGGGGCTCACGCACGGGCACAAAGTGAAAGTGGCCGCCTTACCTAATATCATGGCCGGGGAGGCGGCCCAAGATTGGGCAAAAACAACGCACCGCGAGTGGCACATCGGTCATCTTCACCATGCGCGGGAAGATCGCTTCCACGCGGGCATGGAACAGAACGCCACCCGCATCCGCGTGTTGCCGTCCCTAGCGGGCACTGACGCTTGGCACTCCAAGAACGGATTTGTGGGAGCAAAGAAAGCCGCCGAGGCGTATCTGTGGAACCTCGTCGACGGATATGTTGGCCACTTCAGCTTTTCGCCAAAATGAGCTGATTAGCGTTCGTAATCAGCTCAGGCGAGAGTGGAGCCCTCGGCCGGAATCGAACCAGCAACCGCTTGTTTACAAAACAAAGGCTCTGCCGTTGAGCTACGAGGGCTTAAATTGGACGACCGCCCAGCTGGTTAATCACCGGATCGGGCTGAACGGGGCTCACCTGAGTGGGCGCGAGCTGCCGGAGTCGGGCCGTGTTGAGTTGGTCGTTGGGTGGAGGGGCCCCCACGGCCCGTTCTGAGGCCAAGGGGCCCTGCGTTTGGGTTGGTTGGTCAGATGACCCACCCGAGCCCAAAGGCACCGCAATTTGGGCCAAGGTTCCGTTCTCGTCGGCATCCTTCAGCTCGGCCTCGGTGATAAAGTCGGAGTTGTAGAGCACCGTCGAGGCGTCTGACGCCTCATAATGGTCAATTCCCAGCTCGGGCAGCTGTCCAAAATTCTGGAGTATCTGCTCAATCATCGGGTCGGCCAGCATCTCTTGCGTGATCGCCGGAATCAACACCGCGGGTATCGACCCGTCGACCAACCCCGGAAGGGGGGGCGGGAGCGTGGCCGCCTCGGGCTTGTTGGGCTCCGCGGAGAGAGGGGCGTCGGTGGGGGAGAGGGTGGCGTTGTCGAGGGCGGGCATGTTAGAAAGAGGCCAAGGGGCCCGTGAGTTTCAGGGGGGATTCTGTGGAGAGTTTACGCACCGAAGCTTCCCGCATCCGTGCGGCGTTAGCTGACATCCTCGGAGCGACGCCCGTGCCGTCCTTCAGCGAGTTTTTATATTCGGCGTTGTCGAGATACTCGTCGGCGGCCTCAGAGAATTTTTTCTCTTTCAGGAGCTTCAAGGTTTTCGGGCTCCCGGACAGGTCGCCTCGGAAGAATCCATCGACCACGGCCACTTGAAGACTCTCGGGAAACGAGTCGAAGACGTCCCCGAGCTTTCGTTTCGCGGACGCCACCTTGTCATCTAAATCAGAATCAAAGAGCCCCTGCACCTCGTCGGCGGTGAGCTTCTTGCCCTTGTATTTCTGATGCTCGGAGGGCTTCACGAGGTGCCCGATGCCGATCGTATAATTGCCCTTGTGGTCCTTGTAGATTTCGTTGCGGGAGCCCTCGTGCTGGGCGATGTATGCCGCGGCCGCCTTCTGGAGAGAGCTACTCATCGGAGAGGGCTAGGGCCCCGGCACGTCGAGCGACCCGGTCAAGAACTCGCGTATCGCGACTTTCTTCGCCGAAGAGGGGGAGCGACGAGGCGTTGGCGCGTCGAGTCTCGAACTCCGGATCGACGAGAGCATCGAAATCAGTGAATCCGAAGTCTTCGAGGAGTCCACGGATGACGGGATCGCGGGTGAGGTTTTCATAAAATTCTGGGGTGGCCACTAAATCTCTGTCCGAGAGTATACGAAGCGTCTCCTGTGTCGTCCGCCCGTCGACGGACAGTTCGGTGAGCGTTTTGAAGAACGACCACACCGTCTCCTGAACCTCGGCCGGTGTCAATCCCGATTTTTTGGCCGCGGCACGCACCCGCGACGCGTAGGCGATGTAGCGAGCTTTGCTCCCGTGCATCTTCCCCGCGTCGAGTCCCGCGAATTGGGCCATCCACGTGTCGAGCGTCACCGCCATCTCGTCGCCGATCAGGTTTCGGAAGAAGCTTTCCACCTTGAATCCGGAGAGCTTCGCGTTCGAGTCGAGGGACGTCCGGGGCGGGTTCAAAAAACCTTGGAGCGCGGACACGGTGTTATTGGTGCGGGCGTCTAAATCGACGAGCGGGGCGACGAGCTTCTTCAACACGTCGGTGCCGGTGGGGCGGCCCGCTTTTTGCCAAGCGTCCCAAACGTGCAGCGACATCTCCAGATTTTTAATCACCATCTGTTGGGGCGACGTGGCCGCGAGCACGGCCGCAAATTGCTCCGTGTCGGGTCCGAAAATCTTCCGCAACGCCACCGCGGCCCGCGCATACCACCCGCGCTTGATCAGTCCCGCCTTCGCGGCCACGACGAGTTCGGTCTCGCTGGGCAGCTCGTCAAACACGGCCACCATGCCCGACGCGAGGCTGCGATTTTCAGCTCCCTTTTCGGAGGGCGTCATGTTCTTCCACAACTTTTTGTATTTCGGATCGGCCAGAACGTCCGTGGCGCTCGGCATGAACAGCGGCTGACCCGCGGCCACGCTCTCGCGCATCGCTTCCGTGATTGCTACCTTGTGGAACGGCGTGGTGTCACCAGCGCGATGGAGTTCTTGGAGAAGCTCCCCGTCGTTGAGTGTGTCGGTCCGTTTCTTCGTGGCCGGAGTGGACAACTCCCCGTCCTCCACCTTCGCGCCCCACTGCTTTACGTATTTACCGACCATGCTAGGGAGCATCACGTCGTAGAAGCCCTTCATGCCCTCCCCGCCCAATTTCAGATTAACACCAGAGAATGTTCCT